AGAAAGCACAAGAACCACAAGCGCCAGCACAGCAACAAATGGAGGGTGATTTTGTAACTAAAGCGGAATTTGACGAACTAAAAAAACTTGTTGAAAGTTTGAAGCAACCTGAAAAAATGGCAGTAATCGAACCAGAAAATGTTACGGTTAATAAACCTGAAAGATTTGTAGTTGTTGAGCCCGTAAATTTATCAGCAGAACCAAAACCTTTCGTACACAATCCCGATAGTGTTACGACTACAAGCATACATATCGGGAACGAATCATTGGTCGAATTTTTAAACAAAAAAGTAAAATAACATGGGAGTAGTATTTAGAGAATTAAAAGCGAGCGCAACAGTTGAAACTGTCGCAGCCGCAAAGACATTAACGGTTTCCGATAGCGCAAAGACATTCGTATTATCAGCAGCAGCCGGAGCAGAAATTACATTACCAACTTTAAGAAGTGGCTTGTATTTTAGATTAATCGTGGGTAGCGCATTTGCGACAACCAATTGGACTATTGTAGCATCAACAGCAAAGATACAAGGAGTTGTATTTGTAAACGATGCAGCCGTAGCTGGATCAAATGAAAATACCATTTCATTTGTAGCTTCAGCGGAATCTATTGGGGATTATGTGGATGTAATTTCAGATGGAACAAACTGGTATGTATCAGGATTAGGAGTGACAGCAGGTTCTATCACATTAACCGCAGCATAATTATTAATTTTAAACAACATTAAACAATGGCAACAACCTTAACAGTTAGTTCAAATTACGCAGGTAAAGATGCGGGTGAGTTGATGGGTAAAGCATTTAAAGAAAGCCCTACACTCGCTAAAGGATTGGTGACGGTATTACCCGACATTGATTTCAAAATTTCAGTAAAGAAAATTGAGTATTCAAATGGTCGTCAAGATTACGCTTGTGGTTTCAATCCACTTGGTTCAATTACTTTGAGTGAAAAAACACTCGAACCTAAAAAAATCAAAAACGAAAACGAAATTTGTAAAGAGGATTTAAGACAAATCTGGTCATCTGCATCAATGGGATTTTCTGCTCATAATGACAACCCACCTAAAGACGTGGAAACCGCATTATTGGCTAATATCTTAGGCGACACAGCAGAGCAAACAGAAATTGATATTTGGCAAGGTGTTTCTGCTACTTCAGGTCGTTTCGGTGGGTTCATTCCTTTATTTACAGCAGATAGCACAGTTATTAAAGCAGGCAGCGGTATTACATCAGCAAACGCAGCAGTTACTAAATCAAACGTAATTGCAGAGATTGAAAAAGTATTGAACGCAACACCCGTAGCAATCAGAAATAAAGCTGATTTAGTATTTGGAGTTTCCGCAAACATCGCACTTGCATACACACAAGCGTTAGTTTCCGCTGGTATTTCCAACGGTTTAGGTGGTTCTGATATGGTGTTACAGTACGGAGTTTACAAAATGACCGTAATCGACGGATTACCTGACAATACTTTTGCGGTTTACCAAAAGAAAAATTTGTTTTTCGGAACCGGTTTGTTAGCAGACCATAACGAAATCAGAATTAAAGACATGGATGAATCTGATTTGAGCGGTCAAGTTAGATACAAAATGGTTTATACCGCAGGAGTTCAATACGCATACGGTGCTGAAATCGTTTGGTACTTAACAACAACCTAACATATGAGTTGTGATATTTCATTAGGTAGATTAGAGCCGTGTAAAAACACGGTAGGCGGGTTAAAGGCTGTATATTTCTGTAATTTCGGTGACATGACGGGGGTAACTTATGATGTCACCGATACAGACGAAATTGCAACCGTAACGGGAACGCCAACGGCTTACAAATATGATTTGAAAGGAACTAACAATTTCACTCAAAACATAGTTACAAGCCGAGAAAATGGAACTACTTACTTTGAGCAAGTTTTAGAACTTACTCTAAAGGGATTAAATGTTAAAACCAACAAAGAGTTGAAAATGTTGGCATACGGCAGACCGCAAGTTGTGGTTGAGGATAACAACGGTAATTTCTTTTTAGCCGGATTAGAGAACGGAATGGAAGTAACTGGCGGAACGGTTGTAACTGGTGCTGCAATGGGTGATTTATCAGGATATACTTTAACCTTAACGGGGCAGGAAAAAGTAGCTGCCAACTTCATTGGAGTTAGTTTATCAACAGCTGGCTTCACAGTTACTGCGGGAACTTAGTTTTTTCATAGTTTTATAATTATTATTTGTAAACCCCTATCATTAAATTGGTAGGGGTTTTTGTTTTCGTATTAATAAAATAATTATATTTGCATAAATTAAAATAATAAAACAATGAATCAATTAAACCAAATTACACACAAAATAAAACACAATATTGGTGATGTTGTATTTTTAAAAACAGACAGCGAGCAATTCGATAGAATTATTACTGGAATTATGTTACACCCACAAAATGCAGTTACTTATAGATTATCTTGTGGCACAATTGAAACGTGGCATTATGATATTGAGATAAGTGATGAAATCGATGTTTTAAAGACTTTAAATAAAAACGAAATAAGCTAATAAAGTGTAACAAAATTAAAAAAATATCGTTTAACAAAAAAAGTATAATGGTTACATTATTAGAATTAGAATCTGAACAAGATTTAAAATTAATATTAAACGGAGGAATAGGTGACGAACTTATTATAATTGACGAGGGCGGAAATTCAGAAACCTTTGATATTATTACTTACCGTGAAAAATACTATCAAATTATAACAATGGTTTATCCAATTAAAGAGGGCAAAACCTACACAATTATAGTTAAATTTGAGGGTGTGCAAGTTTATAAAGGTAAATTATTTTGCACGAATCAAACCGACTATTCAATAAACAAAGATACTTACAATGAAAAGACAAGCGACAATACCTACATCATTATCGACTAATTTTCCATTTGTCATTAATTTATCAGCATACGAAGCACCAAAGATAAAAGAGCAGTCAAATTTGGATTACATCGAGTATGGGGAAAAAAACGATTACTTTCAATACTTGATAGATTGTTATTTGCACTCAACTACAAATCAGGCAATCATTACGGGGGTTGCTAATATGATTTATGGCAAAGGTTTAGACGCCACGGACAGCGCAAATAAACCAATGGAATATGCAAGGCTAAAGTCTTTAATTTCAGATGGAGAGTTAAAGAAAGTTGCAACCGATAGAAAGATATTAGGAATGGGTGCAATGCAATTAATATACGACAAAAAGAAACTCGTTAAGATTGCGCATTTTCCAATGAATACCTTAAGAGCAGGAAAAGCAAACGACAAAGGCGAAATCGAAAAATGGGCGTACCATCCAGATTGGGCAAAAAAAAGAAATAAAGATGAAATAAAATGGTTTCCATCTTTTGGGTATGGAAATGGAAATGAAATTGAATTATTTGTTATAAAGCCGTATGTAGCGGGTTCGTTCTACTACTCTCCAATTGATTACAATGGTGCGTTACCTTATGCGAACTTAGAGCGTGAAATTTCCACGTATTTAACAAACGATGTTATGAACGGGTTTAGTGGTACAAAGGTTGTGAACTTCAATAACAACGTGCCGCCTGAAGAAAAAAGAAAAGAAATATCAAACGACGTTAAGAAAAAATTAACGGGTTCTGCTGGTGCGAAAGTAATCGTATCATTCAATCAAGACGTTGCAAATAAAACAACGGTTGAGGATATACCATTGAACGATGCGCCTGAACATTACAGATATTTAGCAGAACAATGTTTTGAAAAAATGATTGTCGGTCATAGAATTACAAGTCCGATGCTTTTAGGTATTCGTGACACGGGTAGCGGTTTGGGAAACAATGCGGACGAGATTAAGGTAGCCACTTTATTACTTGACAATATTACAGTAAGACCTTATCAAAATGAGATAATCGACGCATTAAATGAAATACTATCTAAAGAGAAAATATCTTTAAATTTGTATTTCAAAACTATACAACCGATTGAGTTTACAGACACAACCGGAATGACAACCGAAACAAAAGAAACTGAAACGGGTGTAAAAATGAGTAAGGAAATAAAAGCCGAACCATTTATACAAAAAGGTCATTTAAAAGATAATGATTGGATATTGATAGATGAAAGCGACGTTGATTACTCAATCGAAAAAGATTTGGATAATGAGGTCACAAAATTAAACAACAAAAAAAGCATTTTACAAAGGTTAGGAATTACTGCGAGACCAAACTCAAAGAGTGAACAAGACCAAACTATTGACGGTGTTAAATTTATAACTAGATATATTTACAGCGGTGCGCCAAATGGTGAAAGGGAATTTTGCAATGATATGTTAAAAGCAAATAAACTATATCGAAAAGAGGACATCGAAATGGTTGATTCAAACACCGTAAACGACGGACACGGTCACGAGGGACAACCTTACAACATTTTTCTATACAAAGGCGGTGTCAATTGTAAACATAAATGGCTAAGGCAAACATATATGTCAGCTAAAAATATCGGAATTGATGTAAACAATCCAAACGCAACACAAATAGCAGTAGCAAAGGCAGAAAGTTTAGGGTACAGAATAAGAAACGCAAAGGAAGTTGCTATGATACCTTATGATATGCCTAGACACGGTCATCACCCTGAATACAACAAATAATTATGGCAACAGCATTATTAATATCAACAGAGGACGTTAAGAAATTTACAGTATTGAACGGGAATTTAGATAACGACGAATTTATCCAATACATAAAGATTACCCAAGATATTACTATACAGAATTACTTAGGAACTAATCTTTATATAAAGTTTCAGGACTTAATTACAAGCGGGGATATTTCGGAAGTGGGTAATGAAGCCTATTTATCACTTTTAACAGACTACATTAAACCTATGTTAATACACTGGACAATGGTGTACTATTTACCATTTGCAGCGTTTACAGTAGGAAATAAAGGTGTTTTCAAACACACAAGCGAATCGGCACAAAATGCCGAAAAAACAGAGGTAATGTTTTTAATCGAAAAAGAACGGGATATTGCAGAACATTACACAAAAAGATTTATTGATTACATTTGCAAGAACTCAACAACCTATCCCGAATACAAAAATAATACAGATAACAATGTTTATCCAGATAAAAATACTAACTTTGGCGGGTGGGTACTATAAAATAAAAAATATTAACAATTAAATTAAAACGCAATGGCTTTTAAAATTTTTAAAAAAACGAATTATATCTACATTGTAGACACAGAAACAGACCAACTTTATGAGGGTTTAGCAAAAGACGTAAGATTTAACAGACGTTATGTTGATGACACACTATTTTATATCAATGGAATGGGTGATTTTCCAAACACTACCGAATTGAATTTTGCAGATATAGTTGACGAAAACGGTGATGCATACACAGATTTAGCAACGTTTGTCGCTTGGTACGAAGATAACACGGGTTTTAATTTGGCGGGGGCGACCGCCTTAGTAACGCTAACTGAATTAACAACTTTAATCCAAAACTCACAACTAAAAAAAGGATTTACTTATGAAATAAGTGGAGTACAAACTTTTTTATACGGAGGAACAACTATTTGGTTAAAAGCAATTTCATCTTCTCAATTAGAGGAAAAAGGAATGGGTAAGTTCTATGTTCCTAAATATGATAAAGAAGTAGAAGGGTATGGTATTTGGTTAGGTAAACTATTTAATGCTAGCTTGGTTGATGAGCCAACTTACGAAATAGATGATAAAGTAATTTGGGGCGGTAAAGTTTGGAAAAACTTAACGGGTGATTTAGGTACGGAAGTAGATATATTTCTACTTGACGATGTGAATTGGGAAGTTATACCATTTAATGAAATTGATTATAATGTAGAGTATGATGAAATTGGCTATGATATAGACAATGATTGTATAAATTATCGAAAAGATAAAAGCAATAATGAAATGTCATTTTCTTATAATTGGTGGTATAAATTAGAAAATGACTACTTTGATGGGGATATTGTAAATAGTAAAATAAATCCTATAAAATCGTTTCAATGGGGAAATCATTATGATAATTATTTAAGTAAAGGAAATATGACAAATAAATGTACAAATTCATTTATTGAAAATATTAACGAATTTGGAAGTTTTTATTCCAATACTTTGGAAAGTAATGGCAATATCTATTCCAATACTTTGGAAAGTAATAGCTATATCAATTACAATACTTTGAGTAATAGCAGTATCTATTCCAATACTTTTAGTAATAGCTATATCAATTACA